CCTCCTGCATCTTATGCATACTATGCAACAGGATGTTGTGTTAATGGCTCAACTTATACTCTAGTTTATGGAAGTAGCACCGTTTCATGTTCTAGTGCATACGACAATGTTGATCTTGCATGTACTGGAACAATCTCAGCACAAGATTGTTCGTATAACAACACAGGAGCGTATCCTTCTGTTGCTTGCTCAGCCCCAGTCTGTCCAAAGCCTGGTATGACTTCAAGTTATGATTCTGTATGCGGAGATACTTGCTGTGACAGTGATGGAAGACCATGGGTACCAACACCTACACCAAAAACAGAAACAAGTAGAACAATTGGAACATGTACGCCATTCCCACAGTGCCCAGGAGGTGGAGAAAGGATAGATACTGTTTACTATTCAGATGGAACTAGTACTGAACTCACTGTATGCTGCTCTTACACACCTGACCCAACACCAACAACGCCAACCATAACATACAGCGATTGGGTTGCTTATGAAGATACTGAGGAATATAGGTGTTCTGGAACTACAAGACAAGTAAGAGCACTAATAGATTCCAGAAGATCGAAGTTTATCAATGGTGTATTTTCTGAATATGATTATCAGTATGATGTTCCTACTGATTGGTCAGACCATGAGGTTAATAGCGTTGCATGTGGATACGTTGCACCTACACCTACAGGCCCTGGTCCAACTCCTACACAAAGAACAATATTGCGTACTGAAACTGGAACATGTATATCAGATCCATACTGCCCAGAAGGTGGAGAAAGAATGGACACTGTTTATTATTCAGACGGAACTACTGATCAACAATATAGATGCTGTTCTTATACAGCACCAACGCCTACACCAACGCCTACACCAGACCCAACACCAACACCAACGCCTACACCATCGTGTAGTGGAACTAACTTCTGTGTAGGATACCCAGATGCTCAATGTAACGGTGGATATTGTTTAATTACAGATAATTGTGGAGCCGTGATTGGATGTAATGACTAGTGATAGGGTATAATAATTGATATGAGAAAAGAATTTTTTGCAAATATTGATGGAGATTCCATACATTTTTTATCTATTGATGTAAATTCTGATGGAACTCCTATAGATCCTTTACAAAATGATAAATGTTATGCTCTTTCAAACAGTCCAACTGTTTTAAATATAACTCATTTAAATTATTTCCCAGCAAGAAAAAGCGTCTGGAATGGTTCATCTTTTGTACACCCAGATGGAATAGAACACAAGCCTGCTTGTACGGCTCCTTGCGTAGAGGGGTGTGAGTCTATTGCNTTTTTGGTTGACAATGTTTATTATGGAGGAATAGGATATTGTATTGGAGTATCTAATAACGATCAGAGAATTGCTGCTCTTAGTAGTAGCCCAGAAATAACTTTTAAACTATTAGAGGAGTAGAAATAGTGACAAACAATGAATCTCCGTATCAAAAATGGAAAAAAAATCTTGGAGAAACAAGGCCTTGGGACATAGTAAACCCTGCAACAGAATGGGCTGATGAAGAAAAAGCAAAAGAAAGACTTTCTATTTGCAAGGCATGTCCAGAACTTATAAAACTAACTACACAATGTAAAAAGTGTGGNTGTATTATGAAAGTAAAAACAAAACTTGAGAAAGCGTCCTGTCCGATTGGGAAATGGTAATGAATATTAAAGAATCTGAAATAATAAAAACAATACTTCCACCAAAAGAACTAAAAGAACTACAGCAGTATGCTATGAAAATGTGGTCAACCCAACCAAACTATGATGAATCATTTGGAAGACACCAATGGGCAAATACTGAAGAATTAAATAAGTTTCATGAACTACTAACAGAGTTTGCAAGAGAGCATTTTGAGTCAGAAACGCTTAAGCCTTCTTGGTGCCTTATGTCAGTTTACGAAGGCAAAGAGGCAAAGTTATGGAAACATAAAGATGATAACGCTTGCACTTATCATATAAATTTTTGTGTATTTCAGAAGACTCCCTGGGAAATCTGGGTAGAGGGAAAGCCATATTTGCTAGAAGAAAATGATGCATTAATGACATATGGCAATGATCTAGAGCACTGGAGAGAGGCCTTTCCAGATCCTGATAATAACTTAGTTTGCAATGCTTTCTTTTTCTTTTGTGAGCCAGATCACTGGTATTTTACTGAGGGTCCAGAATACTTGTACACACACATTAGAGCAAATAAATAAAAATAGCCACCCATTTTTAGAGTGGCTATTCTTATATATTGTTATTTATTCTGGAAACTTACTCATCCACATTTTAGTTCTTGGAGTAATGCCCTTCCAAGAAGACCAATCTTTTCCACCGTCTGACATGTGAAATGCAATTTGTGCATTTATGACGGGATTTAAAAGATCTGAATTAGAGACAAGATTAAACTTCTCTCTACGATCAGGACCAAGCATTCCAATCATATTAATCTGAAACATACCATAAGAACTGTCTCCAGTATTGGTGTTTCCATTAAATCTGATAGGTTGCCCATTAGACTCTTTTTTGGCTACTGCCCAAGCCTCCTTTAGATCGTTGCCCCTAAAGCCAACGAGGTATAAAAGTTCCTTGAGTTCGCCATCGGTTAGAGAACCCTTGTTTTCAAACTTTTTTAACTTTTCTTCTGTAGAAATCAAAAAAACCTCTTTCGAGGCTTGGTCTTCAATAACTACGGTTTTAGTACTTAAGTTGTTGCGTTCACTAGCATTAGCACCATTAAGACCTTGCGCTGCCAACACTATAATCGTGAGTATTCCGATGAGTTTTTGTTTATCTTGTAATATATTCATCTGTTCCTCCTTAGAAACGAAAAACCCTTTTCAGGGTTGTTACTACCAAGTATAACATAATTTTCTATAATTTGTCAAGTTTTAACGTAATGTTAAGAAACGTTATATTTTAAAAGTGGTATAATGAATCATTATGGCAACAGGAAACTCAGGAAGCCCGTTCAATTTACCCTTCCCAGAAGCAGAAGACCCAGTAAATGTCCATGGAGACATTAAGGGGCTTGTAACAAAATTAAACGAAATTCTTCCACCATTAGGAATATCTGCATTTCAGATTAGTGTTATTAATAAAAGTGGACAATCTCTGACTGCAGGAACTCCAGTATATATAACTGGATATTCAACCAAACCAGAAATATCATTTGCAACCCAGTCAACAGTGGGTCCAATTTTAGGACTTTTAAAACAACCACTTGCGAATAACTCTGAAGGANTTGTAGTTGTTGCTGGTGTTATGGAAAATATTAATTTAAGTACAGGAAGTTTTACAAATGGCAATCCAGTATATATTGGATCAACTGGTGGATTAACAGGAACAAGGCCAGTAACTGGAAATGCAACTGCAGTTGGTGTAGTCGCTGCAACAGGGGTATCAGGAATTTTAATTGTTCAGGCAAAAGGCAACGGCACTTGGAAAGCACTTAAAGACGGCTTGTCGTGATATAATAAACCTATGGCAACTTTACGTGGATCCGCTTCATCATATGACATAGGTAATAAACCACCACTTGTAAACTGGACTATTGTAAAAGGAGATACTGCCTCTTTTCGTGTTTATGTAACAGACGATGCAAAACAACCTTTAGTAATTGCTGACTGGGATATTAATATGAAAATTAAAAGACCAACCCCCGCAGGAACATTTACAGACTCCGCAACAACAATAATTTCTTTAACACCATTAGCAGATGCTGACGANTTAATTGGAGAATTCACAGTCTCTCTTTTGTCTTCAGAATCAGTAATGCTCCAAACAGGAGATATCTTCGATATACAACTTTCAAATGATGCGTATGTTTGGACTGTCGCTCAAGGGAAAATGGTAGTCATTGAAGATGTAACTGATTAATGGCATCATCAAAAATATCAAGTAAAAAAACTAATAAACTAAAAGCAATCAACGCAGTATCTTATGCAATTATAAATGTAGCAAGTGATACAAGATCAGTAAAAATAAATGAGGTTTTACCCTTTAGGGTAAAGTTTACAAATATAGGAATCAATGCCTATAGCGCTTCAAATCCCGCTCCAATTGGTATTGCAGTGGTCGGTTTGAATAACTATATACTTTGATATTTTAAAAAATGGAGGTTATAATATAACCATGGCAAAGTCAACAATCGCAGCAATAAAGACAAAATTCCAAACTGGTGATCGTCCTACNCAAGGAGATTATGAAGATTTAATTGATACCCTTGCAAGTTCAGGTAACGATCTAGGTTCATCAGGAAATAACGATAACACAATTTANGGATTGGAAAATCCAACTGTTATCGATAACTTCGATGCTACAGTTTGGCGTATGGTCAAGTATATTATTTCAATATCAAAGACCTCTGCAGGGGACAACAAGTTCTATGCAACTGAATTAACAATTCTTGTTGACGGTACAGATGTATCAGTCAGNGAGTACGGCACTATCGACACGAATGGGAATATTGGCACCATTAATGTCTCTCGCACTGGAAATACCGTGGCTTTAACAGTCACTCCAGATCCTGCGATCAAGCCAGTCACAGTTCGTTACGCACGAATTGGACTTAAGGCATAANTAAGGAGATAAAAAAATGGCAACAGTAGTAAAAGATTTCAAAGTAAAGGCGGGACTCGTAGTTGAAGGTACAACAGGTACAATCAATAACCAGGACATCCTAACAAAGAAGACAGCAGATCAAGATTACATCGTTAATCTTATCGGTGGTACAGCAACATCTGCTAACGAAGCAAACAAGGTTGTAAAGCGTGATGCTTCAGGTAACTTTGCTGCAGGAACAATAACAGCAGACGTAACTGGTCAAGTATCAGATATTTCAAACCATGACACTGCAGACCTTGCAGAAAATGCAACAAACAAATACTTTACAGATGCTCGTGCAATTGCAGCAACAGCAGCATCATACGATGTTCTTGGCGCAGCAGCAGATGCAGCAGCAGATGCAGCAGCAGACCTTACAACACACTCTAACCTAACAGTCGCACACGGTGCAACAGGTGCGGTAGTTGGAACAACAAACACACAAACATTAACAAACAAGACTATTGGAGATACACTTAACTTCACTGGCGCAGGAGCAATGACAATCAATTCTGATTCTCATATCGTTCTTACTCCAGCAGCAGGATCTTCTGTCAAGTGGGGTGCAGATGTTCTTGCAACACAGGCTTATGCAGACCTAGCACAATCAGACGCAGAAGCAACAGCCTCAGCAGATGCAACTACAAAGGCTAACAATGCATTAACTGCAGCAAACCTATACAGATGGAGCAGTTTCAGCACTTGTTGATTCAGCGCCAGAACTTCTAGACACTCTTAATGAGTTGGCTGTAGCAATTGGTAATTCACCAGACACAATCACAAACCTTACAACTCTTGTTGGAACAAAGGCTGACACATCATACGTTAACTCAGAAATTTCTGATCTTGACACAGCAGCACAG